GGATATGCAGACGAGTGAATCCTGCGAACCTTATTCATCGACGTGAGTATTGCCCTTCCTAGCACTAGCGCGTGATCCTCGTTCGTATCAGTGCCAGAGTGCCCACTAGTGCTTTCCTCCCAGTCAGCAGTGAGGTCAGCCTTGCTAGTAGAGGTAAACATCGCGCCCCTGTTAAGGGACGTTGGGCCATCACCCATTGTAGTCATCGTCTCCTTGAAGTTGGGCTTCGACCTGCTTATATAGTTTACTGTGTTCGTTGCTCGGTAGTTGAGCGTACCGTCTGGGAGATTAGGGTTAAGCTGGGCGGTGCCGTAAATTGCGTAATCAGCCTTGGGGGTAGCGCTGTCTTCTATGTACGGCCCCAGTGTCATCGTGAGCGTACCGTCTGAGTCAAGGGCTTTCATCTTTAGGAGTATGGAGGTCCACTGATTCAAAAACAACTGAGAAGAACTACCGCCAAGCGCAGCCCCGCCAAAGATCATCCAGTTGGGCGTGGTTGACCAAGAGGCACTTTGAAGTCCATCTTGATAAAGATATTGAGTAGTCTCCCCCGTGTGCTTGACTTGAATCAGCACTGATCCCGATGGGTTGTACACCTCATTAGTATTAGCGTCGTCTCTTCTAACCTGAACATCAACCTCTAGGTTCAGTACAGTCCCTGACTGAATAGTGTCACTGGTCTGAGAGGATGTATTCCCCCCGATGAGCGTGGTAAAAGAGCCAGAGGTATCGTCACCGTTACCCGCTATAGCCCAGACACTTAGGGGGTTATATCCCGTTGTCCCGCTCACGTCACCATCTACCGTATCAATGCGCATCCCCCAGTCACCAGCCTCTACGTTATCCAGTTTAGCTGTGCCGTTTCTGGACCACGAATACTCGCCTCCCCAATATAACTTAGCGTCCTCTGCCGATACAGGGTCGAATCCAGGGAAGCGAAGCACTTGCACTGGTCCGTGAGCGTACTTGACAACCGAGGCTGAGTGTCCCTTTAAGAAACTAGCGTTAGAGAATGTCCTTACTAGTGTATTGTCACTAAATGTAACACGGGGAGAGATGTCCTCGTACACATTACTTGCGTGTGAGTCAACTATCTTTGCAACACCGTCGGTGTCGTATCGCCATCTTCTGTAACTAGATGCAGAGAGGTGGTTCACCTGAGTAATGTGCCACGCGCCATCTGCTTGAAATATCTTCGCTCCCCAAGTCGTACAAACAGCCTTTAGTACCGATAGTTTAGACACGGCACCTTGTGCGTCATCATCGCTAGTAAAGTTGATGCGATCAACATAGGTGTTCTCTAGCGGGTTATCTGTTGCAGCAAGGACAGGATCTGTCTTCGGGTAAAAAGAGGATGAGACATAGTAGTCAAGATCGAACCCCGTAGTGTCCAGAATTTCGGAGAGGATGCTCGTGAATGACTCAACACCGCTGACGGGGCCTGTGCCCGTAAAATCAACGATATAAGGCTCCTTGTCCAATCGCCCTAAGCCGTCACTTGCCGTAATAGACAAGACAACTGGACCGTCCTCCCTAAAGTTTATCGCCTCTGGGTCGATCCTGCCTATCCACTTAATAGAGCTAGTTTGCCTTATCACCAATAGGTACTTATCCTCCACGTCATCCAAGCCACCTATCAAGTCACCAGCGAGAGCCTCGCCAGTGTCAAAAAGGGTCAGGGTTGTTGAAGACGTGAGAAGCGGAGAATACTCATCTTCGCCTGAGTGTGACCACCTAGTCTGCACAGCACCCCTTCCAGACAGTTCAATACTGTTTAGACCAGATACTGTGTTGTCGTAGTCAAACTCGTGGATGTCCACATTGTATATGTTCCCCTTGTCGCCCGTGAAGGAGTAGTTATACTTTGCGCTCTTAAACGTAGATGTTAGGTCGAATCCTGCCATTACTTATATTCCAATCGTTGTTGTTACGGGTTTCTCCACCCAGCATTGAAGCCGTCATCGCCAAACCTGTTCTTGATACCAACAACTCGCTTTTGTGACCCTCGACCCATTGCCAAAGCCCCTGTGCCAACCGTCCTTACTCTCTGCTGGTACGTGTCGTTGATGACTCCAATAAGTTGATCGCCCTCTGCCACCAGTGATATATCAACAGCCATGGCTCGCTGACTAGGGGGAGGGACAGAGGAGAGCGAACCGAAGCCGTTACTCCCTGCGTATTGCTGGGCAGACGCGCCAAATAAGGGGCCAAACCCACTTGTAGGAATAGCGCTAGGGATCTGGGACACATTACTGTAGTTGGAGATCAGATTAGGGGCCTTCCCTGCTGATGAGGATTTTGGCGACGAGCTTGACGCAGGCTTTGCTGACCTGATCGTCGCAATCTGGGCCGCCCCTGCCGCAGCTATGACCGCCGAAGCGGGAATGGCTGCCCATATAGGTAGATCTTTGTACGCCCTAGTGATGCCAGTGGCAGTATTGACAACAGCAGACGCAATGGCGATCTTTTTGCCCGTATTGAACATCCTCATGTCTGTCTCCTCGCCAGTCTTGGCAAGTTGCATGAGCGATGAGCCCGCCTGGCCCATAGAAGACGAGATCATTTGACCAGCCTTAACAGCCGACCCCGCTATTCGCTGAAACTTACTCTCGACTTCAAGTGGGTCGCCTAGGTCTAAAGGGTCGTCAGGGAGGTTATCCCCTGCATTAGCCATTTGCTTGTACTTGAGTAGCGTCTCCGTAATCGTTACTAATCGGTCCCTGTCTATTCCCAGTAGCGTTTCCTGAAGACGAATAGCCTCCTCTAGCGCACTATTGTACTCTTCTGTATTGTCGAGTAGGTCTAGGGATTCTGTTGCATGGATTCTGGCGTTCTCTGTCCGTAGAATAGACAGTTTATATGTTTCATTAGCGATACTGAATCCATCTCTAGCACTATTCCGCTTCTCTGTCTCTAATTTTACCTCATCCTCTAAGCTATTTTCAAGCTCGGCGGCGTTTAACGCCCAATTCCTCCGCATGGCCTCGGCCACCCGAAGTTTCGACTCCTCTTGTATTAGCTGATCTCTTAGTGATTGAAGGACTTCTTGGCCTATCGCAAGATTTTCTCTTGCCTCTATAGTGCCTTGCTGCTGTATGGCGACTATTTGCTTTGTATTGTAGCCTTGCTTTCGTAGGGCCTCTTCCTGATCCCTACTTTCCTTTAGGCTCGTCGTTCTCTGGTGCCTCGCCGTCACTTCAAGATCATCTACTACCTTTTTCTGCGCGTTATATGCGTCAGTCAACCCTATGACACCCAGCTCAATCGGCTCTATGCCCTGTGTGATCTTTACAAAATCCCCCGCGCTTTTATTTATGTCTTTAAGGTTCTTGCTCGATCTCTGAGAGTAATTTGCAAACCCCTCGATTGCTGCCGTGATGGCCCCAAATGCAAAGAGCATCCCGACAGGACCAACCATAGCGGTCCTGAACGCCGCGAATGTACTTATGGTTTTGCCCGTCTGGAGGTTGAGTGCTTTCTGCTGCTCTGCAAGTATCGTAAACGCCTGAACGGTCTGCTGAACATTGTTCGTTACAGCGCGAATACCTTGCGCCGCGCCCATTCCAAACTGACCCGCATCCTGAAATGCCTGACCCATCGAAACCGCAGCAAAGGAGGCACTTCCCGCCACGTTAACATTGGACGCTAATGTTTTGGTGTTCCTTTTTACGGAATTTGTATTCTGGTTGACAGCACCAGTGTTTGATGCCTTCGCCCCAGATGAAGCATTGTCCGCACTTGCGCTCGACTTAGAGGCAGAGGTATTTGCGACCGTCGCAGATGTACTGGCTTTACTAGCCCTAATCTGTCTATTAAACGAATCGGTTATGTCGTTCCCAGTTGTGGTAAGGGCCTTACTTGCTCTGATCTGACTGTTAAATGACTCAGTTAAACCCTTGCCCTGATCCTTCACGGCGCGAGTGTACGCCAGAATTTTCTTGGTGCTTCCGTCCCAGTGCTTGTTGGTAACGATCTGCTGCTCTATAGACTTTTTGCCAACCGAAAGAAGGTTCTGCCCAGCAACTTCTAGGGCCCTAGTTGCACTTACTGCGCCCTTGGTGCCCTGTTCGTATATCTGCTGATTCTTACTGAGTCTGAGAGTGCCGTCTGAAGCTTCCTTCAGTGCTTGGCTCATCTTGGTTAGACTGTCAGAACCAGCGACCCTCACCAGAAGGTTCATTAGGATGTCTTGCGAACTCTGAGGCATCTATTTATACTCCACTTTATACCCTACGCCCTCTGTGCCACGCCTTTTAACGCACACTGCAAACGCTATGTCTGAATATGAACACTCTCTAAAAATACGCCTAGCCTCAGCGGGGTTGCTGTCAACGAGGTCGTGTGTGAGTACATCCCAAGTGTCTGCCACCCTGTCGAACTTCAGGGCCCAAGGCTGATCTTGGACCCGTGGGTCGCTTACCCCTCTGCTGACGGGACGTATTTGGCGAATCTGCTCTGAAGCCCATCGCTGATCTTCAGTGCAAACATAAAAAAATCAGCCACAACTACTGATATAAAATCCATAGACACGCCATCGCCATCAAGGTCGTCAGGCAAACCCTCAAGGATCTCCTTGCAAACCAAAAGATCCATGCCATCATCACCGCTTGCGCTGTCTGATATTGCCTGAATCTTCTTTTGGAGAGCGACCGTGGGGTAGCGCATCGTGCCTACTACCCCTGGCCCCAACTCGTACTCTGTACCGACTTGAGGGACGTACTCATCCCCTCTTACGACAGCGTTTATGTCAATCCTAGCCATGTTATCCCTCTTTTGTTATTGTTAGAATGAAGTTAGTGTGTCTTCTGAGTAGTGTGTACCCACGAACTCGACATTTGCACCAGCAAAGCCGTTTCCTGGATCAACACCATAAGTCTCAACTCCCCATCCATCTGTACCGTCTGTATCTGCGCTCGCGCCACCATTGGTGTACTTGAGAATTGAACTCCAAGCAGCAGCAACGCCAGTGATCTTGAGGCGAACCATACGAGCACCAGCAGCGTCTTCCCCTGCGTGGTAAGCATAGGCGTACACGTCCTCTAGGACCATGTAGTTGCCATTTGGCATGGCAAAGGCTACGTCTACATTAGTGTTCTGGAACGCCTTGGCAAGTGCATAAACATCAGTCGTTGCCCCGCGAATACCACTCATCATAACCTCAGCAGTAACGCGACAGGAGCCACCGAAGTAGGGGCGACCACAACCGTCTGTTTCGTCACTTGGGAAGTCAAACTCAAACGAAGGGTCGCTCATCGCAACACCTAAATCAGTAAAGTTTGTCGTGAGGTCGTCATAACTACCAGCCTGAGCCAGCATGTACACATTGCAAACGTCTGACACAATGTTCACTATGGGTTTCACCCGACAGATCGTATTGCTTGTCATCGTCTGCGTATCGCTATCAGTGTACGTGACGATAGCCGTGTTAAGCGACCTGTTTGTCATCAACGTCTCAAGAGCCGTTACTTTACTGTAGTCGAGGCAGTCAAAAGATCCCGTCTTGGTGACGAACCCTCGATCAGCCTCAAAGTTGTACCCCGTAGTGTACGATTCCTCTGCCGTTTCCAGCGAGAAGTTTTCTATTAAGTTTCCATTTGTTGAAGTACCGCCAATGCTGATTGACGCGACTTCTGATGGTCCTGGTGCCCAAGCCATATTGTTATTCCTCTATGTTTTCGTCATCAGCTACCGTTACTTCGGGAGCTTCTGGTTCTTGTATGTTACTTGCAAAATACCTATCGTGAATATCCCCTGACACAATTCGTGCGGGTCCATTTACGTAGTTTTTCTTGTTTCGGACGATCTTGTACTCACGATTCTTGGCGATAAGGCCAAGTTGCTTTCCCTCCCCGTCCCTAGCCGCCACTGAGTGACTGGCTATAAATGTCTTACTTTTACTCACGGACTTGTTACCTGTCTTTGTGGTATGATACCCCACCTGATAAGGTGTGACATAACATCACTACCAGCGGGTTGTCTAAAGCGCCCTAGGTAGTTCGTGCCACCAAAAGATGACTTAGCATCGCTACTCCTACCTGAGAACTCGAAAAGATCGTGCACAATGGCGTCTGAGATGTCCCAGAACGCCTCACGATCCGATGTGTACCTTGTTGCCCCAGAAGCCCTTACGACGACGTAGATGTCCACCAATAGAGTCTCTCGCACGGGTACGCCGTAGCCTGAGTTCGACTCGTTAGAAGCGTCTGCTAGTCCAATGAATACAAACCTAGATCCTGATGGTCTACTAGCAAAGTGCTGGTCAAGTGCATCTTGTAGTGTGCCATCGAATATAGTGCAAGAATCAATACCGTCAATACGACGCTCGATCTCACCCTTAACAGCTTCAAATACGTTATTTGTAGATACACTATCCAATGTTTATTTCCTTCCTTGTGAAGTTCGGCTTGGCTATTCCCCTCAACCTTCGATCCATCTCTTCGCTCACCCAAAGCGAACTCACCGCGAACGGATGGCGACCCTTCTGATCACCTAGTGGCTCACCGTACCACTTAGCTTTTGGATCCTCAACAACAACCCGTACATCTACGTCGTTGATAGACTGGATTCTTCCCCTGACGGGACCCCTTATCTGACCACCACCCAACCTAGACTCTACCGTCACTCCACCCCTACCCTTCTGCACTTTTACTGAGTCCATCATGCTACCAGTTCGCCTGAAGGTCACGGGCTGGATCCTCCCCCCTTTGTATCTTCTAGCGTACCCGCCTGAGTAACTGTGGAACGGCTGTCCATTAGCATTAACGCCAGATGCAGTGCTTTGTTTGATCTGTATAACGGCAGCCTCGCCCACGCTGATGACTGCATCACCAATTTTATTGGCGAAGCCTCTGACTTGAGAGATGAACTCAGTGCCTACAGATGAGATGGTATCACCAGCCATCTATGCCACCCAGGTTCTTCGTGAGTGTACGTCCATATCGTCGTCAACAGTCGTCTCTAACTGCGTGAGGAAGTCTGAATCAATACGCAGTTGCTTGATAAGGGCGTTGAACGCCATCTCAAAGCGGTCGTACATCATAGCCGACCTATTCACCAGCATAGAGTTGGAAGCGAGAGCCTGTTGCTCGTAGTATTGCCACATGACACAGTAGCCAAGCGTCCTGTTAACAGCGTCAGTCAAGTGAGTCTTGCCCACATCAATAGCCGCATCAAAGAACTCACCTGGACCGTCAGCGTCACGCATCATCTCAGGGAACTCGCGCATGGACTTCATCTCAATATAGCCCTTCGCCTCG